CTTAACCCCAGCGCTCCTGCCAACGCTATGTCTTTCCAGCCCTCTTCTTGGACTTCCGATTCGTTCAGATACCTCTTCCAGTTTTCCATTATAAGTTTCATAGCGATGCTCCACCTATAAATAGTTCTATTCTTTATCTACGTCGTAGAAATCCTCAGCGCTTCCCTCGCGCGTGTCAAACTTACGAATGATCTGTTCATCCATGATCTCAAGCACTCGGGTTTTGAACTTCTTGTCTTTAAGCTTTTCAATCCAATGAGCGCTCTGGAACTTCTCTTCTTTACCGTCCTTATGGACCAGAGAGAACCAAGCGCCAGCTTGCTTGAGATTGTCGGAACCCTTGATTGCTTCCAACCAACTCTCGGCGTCTTGGATGCCAACCTCTTCGGTGCCCCATAGAATCTTGAACGCGCAATTGCGGCCCTGTGTACCGAAGCGTGACTTCTCAAGCTTGACCTTCACCTCGGAGCCGATGCGAAAGCCACTCTCATCCTCAATGAAAGCAGACTTCGCCTTGCGTCCTGTCAGCCAGATGCGAAGGGAATATACATAGTGCATAGCCTTTCCGCCTGGGGTAATAAAGGGTGTCGTCATTGCGACGATACGTGCGTTCGGTCCCTGTGGAATATTGGTCTTCAACTGGTTGAGAACCAGGAAGGCAGACTTGGTATTCGCAATCGGGATTGTTAGTTTAGACATTCCCTTTGAGAGAATGCGTGCCTTCATTGCCATTGTGGATTGAGGATTGAAATCCCCCTCCACATCAGATACGGTTGGAGTCAGAGCCAGCGAGTCCCAGATAAACAGAGTCCTCTCGGCTCCAGAGTTTAAAATACTCTCAACAGTCTCTAGAACGTGCTCAACAGATTGGGCTTGCACATAGATAAGCTCATCCAAGTTGCACCCCGTTCGTTCTAGGAATCCTGGGTCTATCGCTGACTCTGAGTCCATATATATTACCGTCATGCCCATCTTCTGGGCGTTTGCTGCTACCTGTGCAGCCATAAAAGATTTTCCGGTTGATTCCAAACCGGCAATCTCCGAAAACTTCCCGACAGGAATACCGCCGAGCTGGCCGCGGCACACAATAGAATCCAACCAGCGCGAACCGGTTGGAATCCATTCTTTCACTTCTGTTGGGTTAGCCTTCTTAAGGTTGTGTGCAACATCGAGACCAGACGTTTTGTTGATAAGCGTTCTCAGCCCATCAATTGAAATCTTGCCTGCTTTAGATTTGCTTTTAGCCATCTAATTCTTCTCTCATCACTTCGAAGCGAAGGTCATCAAGCTCCTGACATATTGCGCCCATACACCTGTCTAGTTCCTGCACTTTAGAGTGGATGCGCCACATTATCCACACTGTACTAAAGCCCATTATAAATACCAAAAAGCCAATCATAACAAGCCCCCTAAGGCAAATCTAAAGTTTTCATCTACTTAAGCGTCAGAGTTCCGGCGCTGGTTTCAACCGAGAGATCAAAGGCGCCCAGAGCCGCATCAACATAACGTGCCCCGCTCTTTTCTTCCCGTGCATATAAGTCGCCAACCCGGCAACGAACTGTCACAGAAATGTCACAACGACCGCGTTTATAATCATACTGCTCAGTGGAATATTCCAAATCATACTCGTTATCGTAAATGGTTTCCACAAGTACCTGCCGTATAAAATCCTCAAAAACCCCATCGCGGTCATAGTCATCGAGAGCACCATTGTCACGCATCTGATTCAGAATATCGGCTCCGTCATCAACAGACCCCCACTGAGAAAATACGGGAATGCCGGATGAAAGCAGAAATGCGAATACTTCCGCAGTGCTAGTTTCCCCCACAGTTTCCTCAACATGACTCTCATTAATGTGCCATACATCCGTTCCTTCGCCGTAGCTTATTGTCACCAGAGCGTCATCTTCAACCTTAAGTTCCTTTAGCTTCTTAACAATATTATTACTCATTTTAATTCCCTTTCTTTTATATATTAAAATGAGGCCCCTGTATCCCCGGGCCTCCCTGCGGCTGTCAGAGTTACTCTGCGTTTTTGGTGTCTTGGACCTCGACGCGGAGTGCCTGAGCTAGCGTCTTCACTTCCTGCATAGTTTTACGAAGACGCGTTCCTGCGGCGTTGTTGCCGCTAGTAAAGAACTTATCGTGATCGGCCCGAGTTTCCTCAAGGAGCGTAATCAGTTGTTCTAGACGATTGGTTTCAGTAGTCATAATTCTTCCTTTCTATATGAGACACCTGATAACCCTGTGCCTCCCTGTGGGGGGGACTTAAAGAGACCCTAACTCTGCGAAAGCTTGGTCGACAGCGTTAGTTTCGCTGTCCGTGGTCTTTCCATACTTCGTGGTCTCGCTGCTCACTGATTCCGGGTCTTCGACCTGGGAGTGAACAAAATTATCCAGTATATTCTGGACATCTGAAGTCGTCTTTCGCTCAAATAGGCCCCCAAAATCTGGGATGCTGTCTAGGAGTTCGACGCACTTCTCGGGCGTCAAGTCCTCGCATAGCGGGGAGGACCGGCGACGAGGCACAAGCTTCGTCTGAGGGAAGGACGCGCCTGGTGGCTTCCCGTAGGTCATTGTGAGATCCGTGCCTGCTTCGGTATCGGTGATATCACCATACTCCGGATTAAGCACGAGCGTCAAGAGGTTCTCGTAGGCAGTCTTGCCATAACCCCATACACGCACACCCTTCTCTTCCTCACCGCGAACCATCACGGGGCTGAAAAAGCGCTGTCGCACGAAAAGAGACTTTGCAGTCTTCTTGCTGTGATCATCGTTGTTATCGACTCCCTCGCGCCAAAGCTGCGAGGCGAATTCACAAACGGGACATGCGTCGCCGTAGTTGCGTTTGGGGCACAAAAAGCCCCCCTTTTCTACATTATAATGAAAATGCATCTCCTTGAAGGGGTCCCCATCGGCCGTCGGCACGATGCGAATAGTCTGTTCCCCGTCCTCGGGGCGCCAGAACACTGAATCTGAGTTTCCGTCTCCTCGAAGGTTAGCGAGCTTGTCTCGCATCTTGTCTAAATTAATACCCATTTTATTTTCCTTTCATAGTTGGGTTAGAGTACGATCAGCTAATATCCTGATCGTCTAAAAATGATTGTACCATAGATGTATACTTAATGCAATAACAATATTTCTGTTCGTAGGTGGTTTTGAACACTCCATACGAAACATTAACATTATCGTCTAACTGGGATTTGACATAGTCTGTGATTATGTTGAACAAAGTCCCATCTTCCTTAAGCTCAATCTCATTGATACCATAGTAGTATACCACCTCACGCGCGTTTGTCAAGTCAAAAAACCACTTTTCTGTTGATTGCTCGATATCGAGTACGCCAATGGTGGCAATCCGACTTAGCTCTGAGGGCTCGATAAAATTGCCTATGACCGGCTCTGAGTTTCTAAATACGTTAATCATATGAATTGTATTAACAACTGCCTGATTAAGTACATCGTAGTATCCCATAATTGGCACAGCGCCGATTCCTTTCTCAATCATCTGGTTATCTGCCAACCAGACTGCTTCTATCATACCTGAACGAGCATATTCTTGCAAGATATTTTTAACGATTTTCTCTTGTATTTTTTGTATTTCACTGGCCATTGAAAGATCGGACTGAATGTAGAGCACCGTAACCCGGTTTGTCCTTAGCTGCTCCAGGAGTCTTAGAACGCCTCCCGATATTTTGCCGGAGCCCGCAACGGCGAGTAGTATATCACTGTTAAAAAATTTAAGTTTCTTTTTCAAATTGGGGAAATGAGTATCATACTCTTCGTGGCTAGCCCTTTTTCTAATTGTAATATCTGCTTCCTTAGTGGTGTCGATACTAATGGTCGTATATTGCGGATACTTTGAAAAAGCCCTCGCAATATTGCCGCCGGCGTTGCCGAGACCCACAATTATCATTTTTCTTCAACCCATTCCAAAATAAAACCCATATCAAATCCGCCGCGGGTGACGTGTTTCACGGTGTGCTCAGCCAAGATCGTATGTTCGTGGATGCCAAGTCGATGGCAAATAAAATTCATTATTTCCATAATGTCAGCTGCTTCCTCGGCGCAAGGGTTCTCTACGAATTCCATTACTTCCTCCTGAAGTTTGCGCAGCGCATAATCCTTGAGACGGTCTCCTTGCTCTTGTCGGACACTAAAGTCCTTCCCGGCTTCCTCGATAATTTCGGGGATGCGGTCGCGTACGAGCTTGTTATAGCGTTTCTTCTCACTCATCGCTGCTCCTTGTACCAGTGGTACCACGGCTTTGGCTGTGGGGCTTTTACTTGTACGCGGACTCGCAGGGGAGGGCTAGCCTCGATCATCCTGCGCATCTGCCCGGGCGTCGGAGGGGGTGCGGAGTGGGCGATATTGCAGCACCCAGCTTCACGAGATTTCTTATAG